CTTGGTTATAATCTTATCAGGCTTTTCATTAACAAACCAAGAAAAAGTTTCATGGGAACAAAAGTACCATGAAGTAAAAAAAGAAAGAGATTATTATAAAAAGACATCCGAAGAACTTTTAAAAAATTGGAAAGTTTGTGAGGAAAAATTAAATGATATAAAGTAGGAAATGAGTAAATTGATAAACCTCTTTGGTGGGCCAGGTATTGGAAAATCTTCAATAGCAAATGGTATCACTTATAAACTCAAAAAACAACACATTAGTTGTAATAACCCATATGAATTTCCAAAGAGATTAGCATGGGATAAAAATATTAGTCAAATACAAGACCAACTCTATGTATTTGCAAATCAACATAGAGGAATAGCAGAATGTTATGGTAAGGTGGATTACATAATTATTGATTCACCAATCTTATTCTCTACAATTTATCATAGATATTATACATCAGATTATCCAGCTGAATTTTATGGGAAACCTTTTCATGATTTGGTTATTGATTTACATAAACAATATGATAATATTAATATCTTATTAAAAAGGACAGAAGAATCAGTACATAATAATAAAGAAAGATTTCAAACTCACAATCAAGCACTTGATATAGATAGATTGTGTAAAAAAGTATTAGATGAAAATGGATTTCCCTACCACGAAATCGAGGTTGGGCCTAAAACAGTAAAAAAAATTATGAAATTATTAGGATAATTAAAAATAATTTCGTATATTTGTATAAACAAAAATTATATTAAAATGGCAAACTTACAACAAATTGCACACAAATACAGAATATCAGATAATTATTTGAATTCTAAGGATGATGGTTTATTAATCGTAGCATCATCATTACAAGATATCATCGGTGAAATGAACTCCGGTCAAATCGATAGAAATAAAAAAGAATCTCTAATTGAAAAATTAGAAAAACTAGCTTCTTTTTGTAAAGAAGTAAAAGGTTCAGGCGTATAATGAGTTTCTTTGAAGATACAACAAGTAAAGAGGTAAACAACTCTCTATGGGTTGAGAAATATAGACCTCGTAAACTAACAGAATATGTTGGTAACGAACATCTTAAACAAAAGGTAAGTGATTATCTTCAAAGTGGAGATGTACCCCACTTACTATTTTTTGGTAAAGCAGGTACAGGTAAAACAACTTTAGCAAAGTTAATTGTAAACTCAATTGATTGTGATTATATCATTATCAATGCATCTGATGAAAATAATGTAGATACAGTTAGAAATAAAGTAAAAGGTTTTGCTTCAACAATTGGTTTTAAAAACTCTAAAGTAATCATACTTGATGAGTTTGATTATATGACACCAAATGCACAGGCAATCCTTAGAAACTTGATGGAAACATTCTCAAAACATTGTAGATTTATTCTAACTTGTAATTATGTTGAGAAAGTTATCTCACCTATTAGAAGTAGAACACAAGAGTTTCAGATTGTACCACCAACTAAAAAAGATGTTGCGGTTCAAGTTTCAAAGATTCTAAGTTCAGAAGGTGTAAAGTTTGAACCAAAAGAACTCGTACCGATTATTGATTCAAGTTATCCTGATATCAGAAAAATCATTAATACTTGTCAACTTAATTCATCAAAAGGATTATTAAAAGTAGATGTTAGTAATATTATTGACTCTGATATTAAAATTAAAATAGTAGAACTTCTTAAATCAAAAGATGATAAGAGAAACAAATATATGAAAATCAGACAAGCAGTTGCTGATTCTCGTATTCAAGATTTCTCTGAGTTGTATGGATACTTGTATGAAAAAATAGATGAATATGCTAATGATAATACTTCTAATGTTATATTAACTTTATCAGAAGGACAATATAAGGATAGTATGGTGATTGATAAAGAAATTACTTTCATGGCAACTATTATTCAAATCATCGGTATTATATGATAAAGTTAGAAACAGATTCACTTGATGTATTAACAAGAACTCAACCAAAGTTGATGGTAATGTTTGGTACTGATTGGTGTGGGAATTGTGATATTCTTAAACCAGAGTTTGAAAGAGTTTCTAATCTAAACAAAGAAATCCCATTTATATTTATAAATCCCGATAAATCACCTGAAAGTAGAAGTTTAGTTGATTTAACAAACATACCAATGGTAGTTGCTTTTAAAAAAGGTAAAGTTATTGCTAATGAGTATGGAAATGAAAAGGAAATAGTATCAAAAGTTTTATCGATTTTGCTTGGATAATTCAATTTTTTTTCGTATATTTACATAGTAAATAAAACTTAAAACATGAAAGTACTAATTAAACCGCAAGTAACAAAACCTTGGTCTCAAGAAATGTATGATTACAATGATAAGGTAGCTACTATGATGATTCACGAGATTCAAAAATCAATTATAAAATATAAAAATGATTTCGATAAACTAAATGAACTAATGGTTCTTTGTGGTGGTATCAAATATGGTAGTGGATATGATATTGGTGAACTTTACAAAGATGTTTTCTGTGAAGTTCTAAATGTTCAAAACTATTGGTTACACGAAGAGTATCCATACGCAGTTAAACAAGGATTGGTTGAACCAGTTCCTTATAACTTTGTAGGTTATGACAAATAGTTGGTATTATCGAGAAATGGGTTCTCGAAACAAAAAGACAGGTAAGTTATCTTACTACCAAGTAAGAGTAACCGACTACCGAATAGATGATTGTGAGTGTAAGGCAAGAGAATTTAGACCACATTCACCTTGTAAACATATGAAAAGGTTAAAAGAAAAATTAGACCACTTAGCGATATGATATACGACCCAAATAATCCAATATCTGATGAAGAGTTAGATAAGATTGCAAAAGAAGATTTTGAAAAGTTTTTAGAATACTTAGATTCTAAAACTGAATATTTAAAAAGTAAAACAAGACCTCTTAATTCACATGAGATGAAAAAGTTTGCTGCAATGGCGGCGGCTAATGAAGGGAGAACAATTAGTGATGAAGAACTTGAGAGGGCTAAAAAGATTGGAAAAGAAAACGAACAAAAAATAAGAGACAAATGGCAAAAATCATAGGAATGAATGATGGGGGAAATACACCTCCACCTCAACAACCAAAAATAGATTTATCAAAGGCAAAAGAAATGAGATGCCAAGAATGTGGTGGTACGGTATTTATACCTGGTACTAAGTTCTTAAAGATTTCTAAGATGGTAACAGGTACACCAAACGATGCAATCATACCAGTAGAGTTATATCTTTGTGGTGATTGTGGTGAAATCAACCAAGAATTACTACCCAAGGAATTAAAAGCTACAAATGAGTAAAACTTTATTTGACCACATAAAAGCGGTTACACAATTTCAAGACCCAAAATATTGGGATAAACTTGAAGAGGCTGATAAGAAAACATGGAGTAATTATATGATTCATCGTTTCTTATCTATGAACTCTGATTGGATAGAAGTTCTTTCAGAGATACAACCCTATACTCAAACATTAGAACCCAAACAATTATATCTTTTATTAATTGGATTATTACCAAAAGGAAGACATTACTTAAAATATACTAAAGGTAAAAAAGTAAATAAGTATGAAGATTGGTTAGTTGATTTACTTAAAGAAGATTTTATGTGTTCTCTAAAAGAAGCAGAAGAATATTGTGAAATACTTTATTCAACAAGAGAAGGTAGAGAAAATATAAAATACATTTGTGAAAGATATGGTATTGATAAAAAACAAATAACTAAACTGAAACTCAAAGTATGAGTGATACTTTTTGTATATTACCATATGTTCACTTTTATACAGAACCAAAAGGTGAAGTTAAACCTTGTTGTATAGCAGGAGGATTTGATGAACCCCTAAATCTTAAATCCATGTCCATTGAGGAAACTTTTAACTCACCTCAAATGAAACAACTTCGTAAAGATATGGAAGATGGTAAAAGAAATAAAGTATGTGATGTATGTTATAAACGAGAAGATGCAACAGGACATTCACCAAGAATAGATGTATTTAACAAAAACCCACTTTGGAAAAAACCAGAATTAAAAAAAGATTATTCAGTACCTTCTGATTTTCAACATATTGATATTAGGTTTTCTA